CGTAGTACATCACGGCGATGATCGAGACGAGGAACACCCCGACCAGGGTGAGTCCGACGATCCCGCCCGAGGCTCCAGCCAGGGCGGCGATGGTCCCAACGAGCAGGGCCATGAAGGCGAGGACCAGCCAGAGGACGACTCGCAGGACCCACTTGGGGCGCTTTAGCGTGTGCCTACCCACGGGGCACCAGCTTAGTGCAGTCGCAGCCGTAGACGCTGCAATCTTCACCCGGTCGATAGTGATGGTGCACCTCGGATAGATGCCCGCATCGACAGATGACGGGGAGTTCCATCGCTCGGCGATGCAGCACTTGGCTGATCTTCACCGCCACGAGGGGGATGACGCTAACCCAGAGGAATAAGCCTACTAGAACCCAGTTCCAGACGGACACTGCCGGTCTCCCACACGTTCAGCGCTCGGCTGGTGTGGCAGACCGGCAGACGTATGCCGAGCGGAAGGCTACTGTTTCATCCAGACGCATCCCCCCAAGAGGTCCACGGTCAGGTCGGTGAACTTGACGGTGAAGTCTCTTGGTCCCTTGAAGAATGGGGTGTCGACGATCTTACGACCGGCGAGATGTCGACCGATGTAACAGCCCGGGGAACCTTCCTTGCCCGGTGTGTGGTAGTCTCCTGGTGGGAACTGGTCGGGGCCGGGTCCGACGGAGTAGCTGCCGTCACCAAATACCACCGCCTGCCCGATATAGGGCGGCAGGGTAGGAAATGGCGCCACCGTGGGGAGCGTCGCGCTAGGCGGGACCGGTGGCGGTTTCGCGTTCGGCTGGCAGGCGACCACCCCGACAAACAATATGGCCGCCGTGAGCAACACGGTTGAGAGGACTAGCCTCCACGAGATCACGGCACTACGTGTATCTCCAGTCTGAGCGGAGCGGAACCGACCTTGAAGTCGATGCCGCGTGAGAAGCCCTGGTCCCATTGGTGTTCGACCACCGCAGCCGCGCTCTCGTGCTCACGCAGGTGGGTGATCAGACGCTTGAACAGCTCTAGGGCCAGGCGCTTCTCTCGTTCGTGGATCTCTTCGGTAGCGCCCATCCGTTAATCCTACCATACGGGTTTCCACCCCGTCAAGGCCGGGTCCTAGCCAGGCCGGGCGCGCGCATGCCTAAAAGGTATGTGGTAAGCGTCACTCGCGGGGAAATTGTGGTTGGGTCTCCAATAGGGTAAAATTGTATTTATAAGGGGAGAGGGAAAAGCCCAAGCCCCAAAGGCCCGAGGAGTCCAAAATGGCCCGCAAGCTCCGCACCGTGAACTACTGCTCCTGCATCCGCCTGGAGATCGCGTGCAACGCGACCACCTACGGCATCTGGGCTCCGGGCCACGACGCCAAGGCCAAGAGCTACCTCCAGCGTGCGCACCGCAACGACTACACCGTTCGGCTGGATGGCGTGGAGATGTCGGCTCGCCAGGCCACCGAGATCCTGGTCCCCGCGCTGGTGCCGTTCCTCTACTACGTCAAGGGCACGCTCTCGGCGCGGTTCGCCGATGACGACGCCGCGATGGCGCAGTCGGCCAAGTCGGTGCAGATCAAGGTCGGCCGCTGGACCTACAACGGCCTGCTCCTCGGCACCAAGGTGGTCTACGCCACCAAGTCCGGCGAGACCAAGGAAATCGCGGTCGAGGCCGCCAAGTTCGTCGCCTGATCGCTCGACCCGCTCCCTGCCCTTGCGGCGGGGAGCGGGGACGTGGTACGATAGCACGACCCCAACCCTACACAGAAAGAGTGCAGCAATGAAAACCCTAGGAATCGTCATCGGCGTCCTGTTCGTGGCCGCCATCTCGTTCATCATCGGAGTCGGCGCAGGTGGCGCGTCCACCCACCCGACCGTGGTCGCCCAGGCGCCAGTCGCCCAGTCCGTGCCAGCACCGCAGCCGACCCCGGCACCTCCGGCAGCCGAACCGGCAGGCACGACCCACCCCTACGTCGCGTTCAGCGACGGAACCTACGAAGTGGGGACGGGTGACGGGCAGATCCTGCCTGGCAAGTACACGGTCGGTGCGGCGGCTGGGCCGATGGGCAACTACTACGAGATCAGCCAGGGCGGCCAGGTCATCAAGAATGATTACACCCACGGCCCGACGTTCATGACTGTGGCCAAGGGCCAGACGGTCAAGGTCAGTGGCGGCGGCCTCTGGACAGCCAACAGCGGCTGGTGACGCGAGGCCCCCGGGTCATGTTGACACCGGGGGCACCGCTGTGATATAATGGTAATACCAACTAGAGAGGGAATCACAATGCAAGAAATGCCAGACCTCGGAGCGATGGTGCTCTATCGGGGGCAAACCCACTGGGTGAAGGCCATCAACCCGGCCGTCGACGACGAGGTGCAGATCGCGATGACGCCGACCGGCGATCACCCGCGCTGGGTCGCGATCAGGTACCTCGACCACGTGCCGCCGCGCAAGCCGGAGGCCAAGTCGCCGAGCCAGGTTCGGGACAGGATGACCACCGGCCAAGCCGAGGCGCTGTGCCGCATGGTCACCACGATCGCGGACGCGCTCGGGATCGGGGATGACAACCCCACCGTAGCGATGGCTCGCTGGAATGTCGCCGAGCTGGATCTCTGGCGCAGGCACCAGAGCTGAGAGACAACGAGGCCCCCCACCCGATTTGGGTGGGGGGCTCCGCTGTGCGCCGGGGAGCCCAGCTACTCCATTCGCAGTAAGCCTGGGAGGACCCCCGTCAAGCGCTCGCGATGCGCCCGGTACTAGGCGCCCGTACTGCCGAAGCCCGCTTGCCCCCGGTCGCTTTGACCAGGAAAGATTGCCGATGCCCACACGGGGACAGGTGTCACAGCGGGCATGATGATCAGTTGCCCCAAACGTTCTCCTCGCGTGACGTCGTACGTCGCCCCACCCATATTCCACACGCCCACAAACAGCTCTCCTCGGAACGACGGGTCAACAACTCCGTTGTAAACCCACAGCTTGTGTCGACGGAGGGTGGAACTGCGGCCCGTGATAAATCCCCAGGTGCCAGGCCGGAGATTGGCCACGATTCCGCACGGGACGTCGCGGAACTGGTGAACCGGAATCCGGACATCAGCCGACGCGTAGAGATCCAGACCCACGTCGTCAGGGTAACCACGCGAGGGGAGGATCGCTTTGTCGTCATTCCTCACGAATCCGATCTCGCCCTGCTCGGGCTGCTCGGCCATCATCTTGCTCAACGAGTCGCGAGCCACCCGTACCGACTCCGTGACTACCGCACCCCGCAGGGCGAACCCCCGAATCGCGATCGACGCGTGGTTGTTCGTCACGATAGCGACGGGGATTTCGTGGATGATGGCCCATTCGATCTCGGCCGGAACCCCGATGGTCGGCACCCCGTGCGGGAGAAACGCCATGACCCCGTCCACCGTGGCCAGGACCGCGCGATTCACCCGCTCGACCTGGACGGCCCCATCCGCACCTCGGACCCCGTTGAACGCCTGACCCGGCCGAAAGATGGTCCAGTCGTCCGGGACCACCCAGCTAATCGGCATGTGGTTGGCAGCCGCGTCGAGCGGCTCGGCGATATAGACTACCCTGCTCATCCCTGCAGCTTCCGGTAGATGTCGGCCCACTCGTCGGGCTTGGCCTGTTGCTGAATGAGCCACTGGCTCCACGTGCCGTTGTGTTCGACGTGCTGGGCCATCGCCGCCGGATTGACGACCAGGTTGGTCACCACGTCGGCCATCTCGCGGAGCGCGTATCCGGTAAGCCCGGTCGCCAGCGGGAGGCAAACCCGCTCCACGCACGAGTGGCTGATGTCATGCTCGCCGAACCAGGTGGTCGACTCGGCTAGCGCGTTCGCCTGCGCCCGGACCACGTGAGATAGACCACACGCCCGCTCCGATCGCACCGGGTTGTGCTTGTGCGGCATCGACGTGGAACCCCATTGCTCGGGCGCGAAGTGCTCGGCCATCTCTCCATAGGTGGCGCCTAGCCGGATCTGCAGGGCCAGGTGCTCGATAGCCGACATCAACCCCGCGACGCACTGCGTCCAGAGGACGAGGCAGCTTCGGTCGTTGGCCTGGGCTTTGCGCCATCGCCCGGCCGGTAAGCCGAGGAGCGCCCCGAGTCGGGTCGCATCATGGACACGGGCATCGCCGATGGGACCACCGAGTATGATCTCGGTCGCCGGACCGGTAGTCGCCTCCAGGGCATGTGTCGCCTTCGCTACGCGGTCCGACCATACTCCAATCTGTCGTCCGAAGGTGTCCGGTTCCGCGAATACGCCGTGCGTTCGGGCCGCTCGTGGGGTGTCAACGAATCGTGCCCCAAGGAGCTCCAATGCCGTAACCACGTTGCGTGCCTCACGCACCAGCACGTCTGCGACAGTTTGCACGGCGAGGCACAGGCCCGCGTCGACGAGGTCACTGCTACTCAGCCCCCAATGTGCTTTCGGCGCGCCGCGCACCTCGCGCATCCAGCGTACGAATGCTCCGACGTCGTGACGCGTGATGGTCTCGTACTTGAGTATCTGGCTGATGTCGTGGCCGTCCAGCTCATCGCTGAGCAGCGTGGCGGTTTCGGAGTCGCCCAACTCGGTCGCAGCCGCCCACTCCACCCGCAGCCAAGCCGCGTATTTGCCGTGGAGTGACCAGACGTGGTCGATTACGGGGTGCTCGTATCGGCTCACGGCCATTCACCCGAATCCCGCACGCGACGGACCATCATCGAGTAGACGGTCATGTCGTGCCAGGTGTCGTCGCTTGGCCTCCGGCCCGACCCGATGGCGCTCACCGCACGGGCGATCTTGCCCAGCTGGTAGAAGACGATCCCGATTTCCTCGTCCGAGACGATGCCCGGTGCGATCCCGATCATCTCCCGCATCGTCGACCCGATGATCTTCAGGTCGCGCGAGCCGTACTCCTTGGCCTTGATCTCGGCCGGTATTACGTCGTCGGCGGATACTTCGGCCCACCACGCGCCCAGTTCGCTCATGCACTCTCTCCTACTACCTGTGTGTACGGGCTGGTGCCGATCAGATTGATCGGTTGCCCCAGCTCG